TGATAAGGGTTCTCCTATACGAATGGTAGAAAGTGGTATCGCACAATATTTAAGTGATTACAAACAAGTAAATGGGCATTCTTTCATTATTGATGAACGCCTAAGAAACAGTGGGCTAGATAAAAAAATGTTACATTTCAATGTGGATTTTTTAATCGAAAACTATGATTTCATCTGGATTGGTATCGAAGAATCTCTGAGGTCGAAATCCTATTGGAAAAGATTAGGGTTTGTAGAAGTCTTCACAATACCAGAAGCAAGTTTTTATCTTATGCCATTAAGCAAAAAACTGATTAACGAATATTTATAATAAATGCACATTCGTTATGAAAACAATTATATTGTCTGAAAATGGATATAGAAAAATAAATAACACAATAATCGAAGAGTCCTACAGCGATAAAATTGAACTAGTTAAAAAATATCTAGATAACAATTTTATGAGAGCCACTTTTGAAAAAGATGGAGAAAATGTAGGAATCTTCGTGAAATTGAGTAATCATCTTCCAACTGAGAAATCTTATTGGAAACAAGACGTATTAGATATATTAGACAAAGAATTTAATAATACAATAACTGACAAAAAAGAAAGAGACGGATTTCTAAGCCAATTATTAGATGATTGGTATAATAACAAAATTAGTAAGTATGGAAGTCTGTCAGCATACAATTTTTAATAACTAAGAGGATGTGGTAACGTAACTCGCTCTCACATATCGTTACCCAATCATCCATTAATGGTTGAGCCTCACATAAAATTTAGAGTGATGAGAACAGTAAAAAAATTAATTTTAACGTGCTTAATGTCAATTATTGTGTTGACAGTAAATGCACAAACAAAAAAAATGTATGATTGGACAAAAACAATGAATGCCATCATACAAGTAGAAAGTAAAGGAAATAGTAAAGCGTACAATGCAAATGGTAACTGTGCTGGAATTTTGCAAATTACGCCAATACTAGTGAAACAGTGCAACATTTGGTTGAAAAACCAAAAATCTCAGAAACGATATACTTTGCAAGATAGGTATGACGTTGAAAAATCGAAGGAAATGTTTATCATGGTGCAAGAACATTATAATCCTTCACATAGTGTTGAAAAAGCGATAAGACTTTGGAATGGAGGACCTGGTTACACGATTAAAGGTACTAATGGTTATTATAAAAAAGTTATGAAATATTATAATGGGAGCAATTAGCTCCCATTTTTTGTTTATTTAACATTCAATATTTGTATTTTCAAAAATATACTTATATATTTGCGTTATGAAAGCAATACAATTAGAAAACAAAAAATAGGAAATACCCTATTTTTTATTGGAAAACCCCTATTTTTACATAAACACTTTGTTTTTCATGAAAAAAATAAATATCTTTGCAATAGTTATAAAAAAAAGTAATTATGAAAAAGATTATTAATATTTTAATTGCGCTAGTAATGTGTGTGTCATTATCATCTTGTATCACAACAGCGCAAGCACAAGATGATGGGGTTTATGATGATAACGTTGATATTAGTATAGTTATCTCAAACGGAACTCCTTATTATAATAGTAGCGGTCTTTTGCTATATTATATATACCGCGATTATTATTATTATCCGTTCTATTACAATAATAGGTATTATTTTCATAGGTATCATAGACCATTGCCTCCATCTAGGATGAATAGATATAGACCAGTTCCTAGGGATTTTTATAAACATAGACCACAACATAGATACCATGTAACACCTCCTAACAGAAGTACATACCATATTAGACCAAATTCTAATCACAGACCAAATATAGGGAATCATAGGCATGGTAATAGGAATATTGGAAGACAACAAATGCATAGAACTCAACCTAGAAATGGCGGTAGATTCGGTGGAAGACGGTAAATATTGATGCGACTTTTTTAGCTCATAGTGATATTTATATTAAAATAATATTGCTATGAATGAAAAAAGAGATAACATTTACATTTATTTGTGGGAAGAATTAAACACAATTTATATTGGTAGAACTATAAATCCAAAAAGTAGACATTACCAACATAGGCACATCCCAACTGAGAAAACTTATAAATTCAGTAGTGAGCATGGTGTTGAACACCCTAAAATGATTATAATTGAAAATAATTTAACTGTTGAAGAAGGCGTTGAACGTGAGAAGTATTGGATTAATTTCTACAAAGAAAATAATCATTATACAATCCTAAACAAAACGTGCGGAGGACAAATAGGAAGACTGTCTATTTTTACAGAGGAAGAAAAAAAAGAAAAATATAGCACAATTAAAAGAAAAAGGAATGAATACATGAAAGAATACAGAAAGAAAAATAAAACAAAAATAAAAGAATTAGATAAAAAATATCGTGACGCACATAGAGAAGAAATAAAAGAATTAAATAAAAAATATCGTGACGCACATAAAGAAGAAATAAAAAATAAAAAAAGAAAATATCGTGAAACACACAAAGAAGAAATAAGAAAAAAAAGGAAAGAATATTATGAGAGCAATAAAACAAGAATTTTAGAAAAACAAAAAAAATATGCATCAGAGCATAAAGAAGAAAAAAAAATATATAATAAAGTATATCGTAAAAAAAGAATTTATTAAAAAACATTAAAAAAAATTCTGTAAAAATTTGGAAGTTTGGGAAAAAACTTATATCTTTGCAATATCAAACTTAGAAAAAGATATTAACGTTACAAATTTAATTTAGATTATGGAAGCAAAAATTTTTGTTATCGCTTTCCCAACTATGGAAACAGTTGTGGAGAAAATTAGTTCAGCACTTGATGAGGCTTTTAATGTAAAACCAAAAAAAGCTGAGAAGTGTAAGGAAAAAGAGGCTTGCAAGCCTAAGTGTTGTGAGCGTGACTTTACGCCACCAAGATTTAAGAATCACAGTTTTATGCCACCAGCACCAATTCCACAATGGGGTGTTTGCGGAGAAGAGGCAGACGATAACCTTCGTTTCGGGGCTGAATTTGCTGTAGATGAACCACGCTGTGAAGACTATGACAAGCGTTGGCAGTTTGAAAGTGACCACGAAGCATTCGACCGCTTTGTAGAGGCTGGTGAGGATTGTGTTGCAAGAGGTCTTGCAAGACCAGAAGGCGTTACAGCACACAGATGCAATGCAGTACGTAAAAAGTTGAATGAAGCACCTCCAATGGGTTTGGATTTGATTGGAGAGACACATTGGTGGGAGACTTTTGAAGATTTCGATTTTTAACCTAATTTAACGTGAAGGATTTTGAATCTTTCACGTTTTTTTATATATTTGCAAAATGAATGATAGCAATAAAAAAGGCTTCTATTTCTGCGGGAAAGAAGTTTCGTGGGAAGAAATACCAATAGATGTGAGAAAACATGATTATCCTTATTATTTCGATGATAACGGTAATGATTGTTTTCCAATTGTAACGGATAAAAGATTAAAATAAAAAATATTATGGGTAATAAAAGAGACGGTCTTGGGGATAGAATGAAAAATAACTATGAGAACAGAGCCAAGACATATTTATTGAGAAGAACGCCAGTGATTATTAGGTTAGATGGTAAAGCATTCCACACATTTACTAGAGGATTTGCAAAGCCATTTGACGCTAGGTTGATGGCCGCAATGCAAGAGACAACACTAGAGCTATGTAAAAATATACAAGGATGTGTGTTTGGATACACTCAATCTGATGAAATAACTCTTGTATTAGTTGATTATAATACGATTGATACAGATGCTTGGTTTGACTATAGTGTAGAAAAAATGTGTTCTGTTGCTGCATCTATGTGTACACTGTATTTTAATAGGATATTCACTAAAATTGCTAGTGATTTTATAAAAGAACACGAGCATCAAGCGAAAGATAAAGAAAACCTCGGTGACGTTGCTGAACAAATTGAAAAGGTCTTGAAATCATATATGAGAGCCATTAAAACTGGTGCATTGTTTGATGCAAGATGTTTCAATGTTCCAGAAGCAGAAGTTGTGAATGCAGTTTTATGGAGGCAAAACGATGCAAGCAGAAACTCTATATCATCATTGGCACAAGCATATTTTTCACCAAAAGAATTGCATGGCAAAAACAGTAGTCAGAAACAAGATATGTTGATGGAAAAATATGGCATTAACTGGAACAATCTAGACATTACAGAAAAACGAGGAACTGCAATCATAAAAAACGAAAATGGTGAATGGATTATTGACAAAGAAATGCCAATCCTAAGAGGTGAAAACAGAAATTATTTGGAAACAAAAATACATTTTGAAAATTAAAAAAAGTTAAAAATTGGAGTATATTTTGTATATTCCAATTTTTTTTCGTATATTTGCATCAAGCAATAAAACACTATATGGGAAAAACAATTAAGAACATAATTGAAGATAGTAAAAAAGGAAAAACCAATAAAGTATATGGGTTAATATATAAAAAGGGTTTAATTAGAGAATATGAATGCTTAATTGTACCTATTAAACATATATTGAGCCATTTGTTTCCTAGTGCTATTAGTAAAAATTATAAAATTATATTAACAAGCACTAACAACAACTACACCAAGGTAATTGAAACTTGGTTTTCAGATGTAGAACTAAATGGAAATAGGTTTTCATCGGATGACTTACAATTTTGGATGTATTATACAAACAAAAAAGATGCATTGGAAGAAGCAGTATCTACATATTGTTCCTTATGCGAAAATGCTGAGTATTTGAGGGAAAATATAATTAAATTCTCCGATGAAGAAACTAGGGGTTTCTTAGAGGAACATGATAATAGAGTTATCAACGACAGAAAAATTTTTAAGGGTAGACAAATAAAATAAATAATGGAAACGTTTGAATCTATTGTTAAATCAAATCGCTTGCTGTTTGAATACGTTGCTGGTTCACATCTTTATAGCCTAAATAATGAAGACTCAGATGTAGATACCAAAGGGCTTTATATTGCAACTAAAGAGGCTTTTATGGGCCTAGGTGCAGATTATCAAGACCAAGTATCAGACGAGAGAAACGATACAACTTGGTATGAGATTGGTAAGTTCTGCAATATGCTGTTGAAGTCAAATCCGACGGTATTGGAGGCATTGTTTGTTCCAGAGTCCAAAATTATCACGCCTCCTTCAACCGCAGTAATGCCACTGTTTGAGAATAAAGAGCAGTTTATTACCAAGCAGTGCTTCAAGCCTTTCGTGTCTTATTCCATCGAACAGATTCACAAGGCTAGAGGTTTGAATAAGAAGATTGTGAATCCTGTTACGGAAAGATTAACCCCATTTGACTTCGCATATACATTCTATAAACAAGGTAGTACGAAAATCAAGAATTGGCTTGAAAATCGTGGCCTTAACAAAGATTTCTGTGGCCTTGTACACATTCCAAATATGCACGATGTATATGGCGTATACTACGATTGGGGTGCTCATTTCGCACATTATAAAATTTCATATGAAGAACTAGAGACTTGTATGTTTGGTAGAAGTATGATGGACATCATATTAGGCAATAAAGTTCATTTTTTAAGTAATATTGTTAAAAAAAATTCTAACTTTATTTCTGATTTCTACAAAATTAATAAAAAGTCTGAACTTGAAAAGTGGTTTGACAAAAACAAAGAAATCATCCATTATCGTGGAATGTGCCTTGACAACGCAACCGATATGAGAGGCTCTTCTGTATCTAAGGGAGAGAAGCCACTTTGCTGGATGACCTATAACGAAAGCGGTTTCCAAGCCCATTGCAAGGTTTATAAGGAGTATCAAGAATGGGTTAGGGAGCGCAACCCAAAGCGTTACGAATCAAACCTTAACAAGAACTATGACTCAAAAAACATGATGCACTGTGTAAGACTTATGCATATGGGTCAAGAAATCGCTGAAGGTAAAGGAATTAATCTTGAAAGAACTTGGGATAAAGAGCTTTTGATGAACATTCGCAACCATAAGTATGAGTATGACGAACTTATGGCTATTGTTGACGAAGACAAACTAAAACTCGATGAAGCCATCAAAAACTCTACGATTAGAGAAAGCATTGATGTTGATTTGGTAAATAATTTGTTAATAGATATTAGAAAAAAAGCGTATGGATTGCTTTAATAAATATGATGAGATTAGTTAATGCTAAAAAACGTTAAAATATTTGGTTTTATAACATTTTTTTTATATATTTGCATTGAAAATTATCTTAATGTTTTAAAAAATGAATAGAGAACAGTTACAAAGATTAGCAAGCGAGTGGACTCGCATGGCTAAAAATGACATTAGAAACAAGGTTATCTCTTTTATGAGAGAGGTTGATGCCAGCGAGAGAGAACTTGCTTACGTCCTAGCAATTTCTGACGGAGAGCTGAATCAAATTCTTGAGGGTAATGGAGAGATTTCACTCTCAACATTCGCCAAGCTGCTTATTGCAACTGGAAACGCCTTAGAGATTAAGCCTATTGAAGACACCCCCATCGGTGATTACGAAAATCTTCCTAGCGAGGAGGAATTTGAGCGTCCGTTGCCACGTCCAAACGTCTTTGAGCGTCCAAGACCTCAGATGAATCATCCTCAGTTCGCAAGACCTAATTTTACTCGTCCAATTGGGGAAGAGCGAGAAAACGATTTTATGCCCCCAATGCCAGAAGGTCTTCGTGAGGCATTTGAGAGAAGGTTTAGCAGACCGAATCGGAATGTTGAAGAGTCTAACCATGAGGTAAGACAGCCACGCGATGAGCATGGTCGTTTTGCACCTCGTCAGCCAAGACGAGAGGAAGCACCTCGTCACGAGGCACCATCTTCTCCATTTGATTCGATGGGAACTGATGAACTTGTAAAAATCATCAGAGAAAGACTTTGGGATTCTGAGATTAATCTTGCCACAGCAAGTAAAAACGATTTGGTCAAGTTCCTTGACGAGAAAAACAAGAGAATGGCTGAGTTCAAGAGAATGAAGGCTCTTGAAAATGACCCAAAGGTGAATGAATTCATTGGTCGTATGAAGACCACTTTTAAAAACAATCCACATCTGCGTGATTGGGCTAAAAAAATTCTCGGTGAGGTTGCTGAATAAGCTAAAATCTATACAATTAATAGGGGTGGTGGAAAATACTACTCCTATTTTTTGTTTTTTTAACATTTTTTACATATCTTTGCAAAAAAATGTTAAAATGCCACGAAAAAAGAAAACAGAAAATAAAGAGTATAACTGGTCTGAATTTCAAAAAAAAATATTTTCGTTCATAGAGCATGAACAAGGTCACTTGGTTGTTGAAGCTTGTGCGGGTAGTGGAAAATCAACAACATTAATTAAATGCTTAGATTTTATACCATCAAATGATAAAATTTTATTGACTGCGTTTAACACTGATATTGTAAACGAATTAAAGAAGAAAACTAATGGTAAAGATAACATAGACATAAAAACATTGCATGGATTGGGATTACAATTCATCAAAAGAAATTTGCCACAAGTTAGTGCAATTCCTGAACCATTTAAATATGATTCATACATAAAAAACAATCTGAAAGAACTGTCTTCTTTGAATACTTATACTTTGAAAGGTGGTAAATACTTTAGGTATATTGAAAACATTAAAAAATATGTTGATTTTGGTAGATTCTATTTGTGCCAAACAGTTAAAGATTTAGATTTCATAGAAGATAGATATAATATTGACACAATTGCAGATGAGAAAGAGATAGCAATAAATGTCATGGAATGGGGTAAAAATACCCTAGAAACGATTGATTACACCGATATGGTGTGGTTGCCCAATGCATTGTTTTTAAAGCCTCTAGGACTCTTATATGACTTTATAATGATTGATGAGGTTCAAGATATGAATAAGGCTGAAAGAGAATTGGTTCTAAAATGTTTTAAAATGGGAACTAGAATGATGTCAGTTGGTGATGAAAAGCAATGCCTTTATTCATTTGCTGGAGCAGACTCAGACTCGTTCAAGATACTTAAATCAATGCCCAATACGACTTGTTTGCCACTTAGTATCTCATATCGCTGTGGTAAAAAAATTGTGGATTTCGCACACAAAATAGTTAAAAATATTGAGGCAGCAGATGGAGCAATTGATGGTCAAATTTTACGAAATGTGTCTCTAGAAGATGTCCAAGATGGTGATATGATATTGTGTAGGAATAATGCGCCATTAGTCCAGATATATAATGAATTTTTGAAATTAGGGAAAAAATGTTTTATCAGAGGCAAAGAAATCGGTTCGAATCTTAAATTACTTGTCAAAAGCACAAAACAAGATGAACTAAATGCCGATTGTCAAAAAGATGGTGTGTTTGTTAGATTATATGACGATTTATTCACATCTAGAAATAAATTAATGGAGAAATTTGGCATTGATGCTGAAACAGCAATTAATTCTCCGCAAATTCAAAATAAACTAGATATGATAAATGCGCTTGAAATTTTATCCGAAGGGATTAATACGTCAGAGGAAATTATAGCCAAAATTGATGAAATATTTCCTAAGAGAGATAAAAAAAGTGGAATCTCATTATCAACAATCCATAAGGCAAAAGGTCTTGAAGCAGAGAACGTATACATAGCTTGTGAGTCTTTAATGCCTAGCAAATTCGCAAAAAAAGACTGGGAAATTAAACAAGAGTACAATCTAATGTATGTTGCATATACTAGAGCAAAAAACACACTTGGTTTCATAGATGAGAAAGATTTTGAAAAATTTAATACTTCAAATCCAAGCAGTATTGCAGTACTTAATAGAATTGAGATACAAGTGAACAAAGTTTTGAATAAATCAACTAGGATTATCATTAATGAAACAAACGCTAGAGTAATAGCTAGTAATGCAAAAAAAATAGATAAAAATATATTTACTAGTGCAACAATAAATATGAATTCAGTAGGAAAAAGAAAGATAAACTCTTTCTCTGAATTACTAAAAACTAAAAAATCTAAAAAATAAATTATGAATACGAATAAAGTGAAAAGTGTAATTAAGCTTTCTACCACTTGGTGTGGTCCTTGTAGGGCATATGCACCAACATTCCATAAAGTTAAAGATATGGATGAATTTAAAGATATTGAATTTAAAGAAATTGATATTGAAAATGATGAAAATGGCGATGTGTTAGCAGAAAAATATCAGATTAGGTCAGTACCAACAACGATTCTTTTAGATGAAAACGATGAACTTATATACAAAGTAATGGGTAACATTCCATTAAATGACCTAACAAATATAATAAATGAGGCGTTAAAAGATAGATAATATGGTAATCGGTTTCGCTGGTAGAATGCGAAGTGGCAAAACTGAATTAGCAAAAATTTGCCAAAAAAATGGTTATGAAAAACTTTATTTCGCCCTACCACTAAAACAACTTTGCGCAGATATACTAGATATTTCAATTGATGAATTAAATCGAGCAAAAAATGAAAATATACCAATAGAAATTACAATTGGTAAAGACGTTTGCAAAATTTTATCTGAAGAAACAAACATACCTATTGGAACAACAATTGAGACATGCGATGGTAAATATCTGCACACTGTGAGAGATATGCTGCAATTCATAGGTACTGATTATATACGCAAATATAATTCTGATTGGCATGTCAATAGAATCAGAGAAATGATTAAGGATAACGTAAATTATGTCATAGATGATGTCAGATTCCCAAATGAAAAACGAATGATTGAAGAACTAGGTGGGGATTGCTGGTTTGTAACACGAACAACTTTAGATAACGTATCTAATCACGAGTCAGAAACGTCAATCACTTGGAAAGATTGTATGAATAAGGTCATCGTTAACAATTCAACATTGAATGAATTGCTTTTCAAATGGGAAATATTCATGGATAATTATACACGCTCTTGCGCAATTAGGGATGAAGAATTTAATAAAATATTGGAAAATGGACTTAATGAAGACATAGCTTCTTTATCTGTCTTGAGCGTATTAATGTTATCTCCGTCATTGTTTGATTACTGTCCAAAAGACATTGAAAAAAACAGTGTAGATTCAATTACTATGAATGAAGATAAAAGTGTATTTATAAAATATATTGATGGGAGCGTTGAAATGGTAGACCATCCACTTATAATTGAAGATTTAAAAATATATCTATAAAGATAAATAATAATAAATAATAATAAATTTTATGTCAAAAAAGGTAGACGTTAAATATGATAATGGGTCGGAGGTGTTTTTCACCTCCGATACCTAGGTTAGGTAACTCATTTTGGTCATTCAAATATAATCAAATTCTGTGACCGTCCTTTCAAAGACGTAGAGGAAATGGACAGAAAGTTAATTGAGAATTGGAACAATAAAGTTCCTACTGATGGGTTGGTATTCCACCTTGGAGATTTTGGATGGGGTGGGTATCAAGAATATAAAAAAATAAGAGAGCAATTGAACGGTAAAATCATACTGATTAAAGGGAATCATAAATATTTCATTAATAATTGATATTTTCTAGGAAATCATTATATTTATAATGAAAGTACATTATAAATATGAAATTTGAAAGAAAGTATAAATTGGACGAAAATTTTTTTGAAAACATAGATACCGAAGAAAAAGCTTATATTTTAGGGTTTGTTTATGCTGATGGTAATAACAAATCGCAACACAGCGGTTTAAAATTTGCTCTAAACCCACAAGATTTGGATATTTTGGAAAAAATTAAATTCGCTTTAAAAAGTGATGCCAAAATTTTATTCAAAACCATACATGGGTATGACAAAATAGAAATTGACTTTAATTCTTATAAACTTTCTAAAGATTTAACTAATAAAGGGGCTGCACCTAATAAAACGTATAAAATTGTTTTTCCTTTGTTTTTAGATAAAACACTTATACGACATTTTATCAGAGGATATTTTGATGGCGATGGTTGTATTTGGAATGGAAAAAGAAAAAAAATGTATGTAAAAGATTCAACTTGTAAAAGTGGGTTTAAAAATAGAATTGTACATAATGTTAAATTTACGATTACAAGTAACACGAATTTTATTTTGGGTATACAAAACTATTTAGTTGAAGAATTAGGATTTAAAAGAACAAAAATTTATCACAGAATAAAAACAAATGAAGCTATTGGAACTTTAGAATATAGCGGAAGAGGAAATATTAAAAAACTCTATGACTATATGTACAAAGATGCAACAATCTATGGCGAAAGAAAATTCAAAAAATTTAATGAAATACTTTGTGCTCTTGATGAGAAATCATCAAGTGAAACAGAGCTAACTGCTGGAAACCCCTTAGAGCCTTAACTACCTTCTTATGGTGGCAACACACATAAAAAACCTATGGTAATGCGTAGGGTATGGTAAAAATGTTAAGGATTGGGAAACCTACTAAAAGCAGCCAAGCATCCATCGTTATATGGATGAAGGTTCATCGACTATCGCTGAAATGCGAGTACACTCAAGTGAGTGGAAATGCTCTGCCCCTAACGTGTAATGACGAGGGTGAAGATATAGTCAATTCTCATGGGAAATCCATGAGCAGTTTAAAAGACGAGCTAGATATAACGAATCTAGTTGAATATAAAGGATTTTCGCAATGGTTGTCAGTCGGAAGCGCAATATAATGAACTGTTTGAGTTCGCAACCCAGCAACTGTTAATAGAAATTGAAGGTAGAAAAATCTACCTTAATCATGTGCCTTTTCTTTGTTATGGTGGAACATACCGTGACCCCAAAGGTTTAGTATATCAACTTTTCGGGCACGTACACTCTGGTCCTGGAAAAAAAGGAGAAGACCTAGTTAGATTAAAATATCTATTTCCAACACAGTATGATGTAGGGGTTGATAACAATGACTATACTCCAATTTCTTGGTATGAAGTGGAAGAGAAAATAGGCAAGCAACTATTGAAAAGTAAATATAGGAAATGAAAAAAATCCACGTTAAAAGAGTAAGAAGACAAACAATATGTCTAGAGTTTGTAAAATTCCTTAAAATGATGGGGATATATGGAAATTATAGATATTTTTTTCTTAAAAACATAGATAAAGTGTACCCACAAAGTCACATTTTTTTTCCTTGGAGGAATACTACAGCAAATTTAATGCGAACTAGAAAAGAAAAAAATTGCAAACGTTCTATTTTAGAAGAGTTTCAATATGAATTAGGATATTTTAATAAACTTTACAAAGACACTATTAATATTGTTTTTTTCAGATGGGTGGAAATATATGATAATAAAAATTATAACATTTTTAAAATAAAACTATATAAAGAACTCTTCTGGCTCTATTTGTGTGATAAAGGTTATGATATGTCAATTTTAATAGATTAAAAATGGCAACTATTGACTCACGTTTTGTGCATTACGATATGCATTACCGCAGAATGATTGGAAATTATGATATAACTCCACTTGAGGCTTTTGAAGTGTTTATGAAATTCTTGAAAGAATTTAAATTCATTGGAACTTTTCACTACTATTTGAATCAAAAATATGGAAGTTTCTCGCAGTACTACAAAAAATTTTTTTTGAAAAGGACTGTCCATTACCAATCATATTCTGACAGTAGCCACAGCATTTTTGGAGGAAAACTTGTATACAACTGGTTTGAAGATACCGTTCTTCTGTTCCCTTTCGCATATAATAATAAAGGGGATTTTAGGCCACATTGTAACGGTCTATTTTATGTTAGGATTAGATACTTAAAAGAATTTTGGTATCTTTATTGTCAAGAAAATAAAATAACTGATTCGATAATTTTAGTAGATAAGGAGGAAAACGATGAAAAAGATATTGGTGATACCAGACGAACATGGCAGGCCATTTTGGAAGAATGCGGTTTCAGAATTTGAAAATGATGTTGAAAAAATTATATTCTTGGGCGATTACCTAGACCCATACGAATACGAGGGTATAACAAGGAAAGAGGCAATAAACAACTTTGAAGAAATAATTGCTTATAAAATAAACAATAAAGATAAAGTTGTTCTATTGCTAGGAAACCATGACATGCATTATTTCTCAAAAGAATTTCATACTAGGTCAAGATATGACTCAAGTAATGCTTGGCATATTGCAAATGACTTTAAAACGCACAGAAGCCTATTTAAACTTGCGCATGAAGAAGACATCAATGGAAAAAAATTCTTGTTCTCTCACGCTGGACTTATGAATTCGTGGGTTAAAAGGAATGAAAATGTCATAGGTGATACAACAGTCACAAGCATAAATCATTTGTTGGAAATCCCACTTGGAATTAGGGTATTAACAGATGTTTCTAGTTATAGGTCTTGGTTTGGAGAAAAAAGTGGTAGTATCGTATGGTCAGACGTTAGAGAGAAAATAGATATGGATGCATCAGATGAGGATAATATAATCTCTAATACTGACGCTATTGTTGAAGGATATGACTATCAAATATTTGGGCATACACAGCAAAACGAAAAACCAATTATAACAGATAACTGGGCTTGTTTAGATTGTAGAAAAGCATTTATTCTCAATGACGATGGCGTTCTAACACAAATAGATAACGAAACACAAAATGCTCACATTGATAAAATGGAATAATTATGTAAAGAAAGAGTTGAGAAATAATCTCAACTCTTATTTTTTAACCCTTTGACCACTTCTTTGCATTTTGAGCAAATATGGCCCTTTTTCTAGTTAACGGATTTTTAGAATGTGTAAGTTCTTCGGTTGATTTACCAGTTGCTTTTTTGGTTGCAGTAAACTTTCCCTTATTTTTAGGGTCAATATCAATCGACTCATCAACCTCTTTTCCCATTTGTTTCAAAAGTTTTTTCTCCCTTTCGCCAAAACTACCTTCTGCTTGTTTCTGCTTACGTTTTGGCTGGCTTCTATGCCCATAAGTAGATTTTATGAAACCTTTAGTGTTGGCTTGTTTTTGAGTATACTCTTGTATCAAACTGATTGCAGCCTCTTTAACCACTTGTTTAAGCTCTGCTTCAGTTAATCTCATTTCTTTGTTCATGTTTTTGCTTTCTAATACATTATTCTGTTTTGGCCATAAAACCATACAAGTATCATAGCTTGAAAATGGGTTAGAGACGGTGCCCGCTGCCATACATTTGATGTATCCGCTAATAGTCATACCATCATCAAACATAATTTTTATTGCATACTGCTTTGAACGTGGCATGTGGTCATATGGGTCATAATCACAATAACCACCGTCAGATTCAAGACTGTCAGCGTGATTCATACTAGCACAAGGCTTCATTTCAACCTCACATCCTAAAGATGTAATTGCTCTATAATAGTCTTCAATTGCTTGCCAATGCTCATCATTATATTTCCTAGAATCAATGCCATATTTTTTAACAATTCTATATATTTGGTTAATTCTAGCCTTGATTGATTTAGGTCTTCTGCCCATAAATTTCTCAACATCAACAGTGTTTGATAAATTCTTAGGTCTAGATTCATTAATCTTGTCTCTTAACCTCATTTTCAATTCCTCTTTCAGAGTAAAATTAACAAGATATAACTTTCGCTGCATGTCACTTAAAAAGCTTTCGCAGTCACTTCTCATGCCAATATATTTATCACCCTTTTCTCCAAGTTTTTTATAAAAATCATTGGTGCAATCAATTACAGATTCCACAAATTCCTTTAACGTGCCAACTTCGCCAAATTCTTGATTCGTTGGCTTGAACATTTCTTTTGGTAATTTACCACTTATTGATTGTTCAACTTCAGATACTTGGTCTTGAAAATCTGCAATCTTTTCAGCAATATCATCGCACAATTCATGCTGGGATAGCGAATTAGCGTCCCAGTGTAATGCTTTGATTTTGGTCTTAAATATCTCAAGTTTCTCAACAAAAGCCAATACTGTTTTATCCATAACTTAAATAATATTTATTCATTTTCTAAATTATCATCCAAAGAACCATCGTCTTCCATATCAATTATCTGGTCTTTTTTCTTTCTTCGCCTTCTTCTTTCAGCCTTATAGTCCTCAATATCCTCTTCAGCTTCAATCTGCATTTTCTCGTTTTCAACCCAAGAACGAGTTTTCATCCTCGAATCAACATAAGCCTTTGGCACACCACTTCCTAGAATGTATGCACCACTTGCCATTAATAACATTGCCATGTCACCCATATCAGTATCTATTTTACCATCATAAGTGACATCATATATCAGCACGAAACACATAACCAAACCAACAATAACGCCAATTAATGCAGATGCCAATAATGTTATACTATTGACACTCATTGATGATTTATCATCAATTGATTCTTTTATGTTTCTTATCATACTCATATTACATAAATATTAAAAATACTTAAAATATTTGCATTTACACTAAATAAAAGATATATTTGCATTAAAAATATATGGAGAATAAAAATATATTACAAGCTAAAAAAGAATTATTGCAATTTCTAAAGAAAAAAAAGATAGTTGCCACATATACTTATACCATTTATGGACATGAACATAATATGAATGTGGTAAAAAATATATTCAAAAAACTAGAATATGCAAGCACAAACAATGAATTTGTGGAGTGTTATCTTGGATTGATTGGTAAACTATATTTAAACCCACATATAAAAGATAAAAAATATCGGAATAACGATACATTATATCATGCATATCTAGAATGGAAAGAATATATCTACAAAAAATTTCATGTTAATTAAAATGATATGATAGTAGAAAGAAGCACTGAACCGTATACAAGAAAACTAGTTAGGGAAAACAAGAACCTAATGTATATCTTCACCGATAATACCGATAGGGATAGCGGAAAATCTGTTATCCCCAATTCTTCATGGTATTCACAGAAATATGGCGAAGGCAAACATTACCCATCAATGACAACCGCACTTATAAGAGGATTAGATAATGCATACCCAATAACAACACAACATTGGTATAATGCACAGCATAAAGGAATAACTGGACGTTGGAATGATGACGATTTTGAAGAATTTAAAAAAATAATTGATGACGATTTTGAAAATATATATCAAAATTGTAAAAAATATGAAAAAATAATATTCCCAATAGGAGGAATCTTTAATTCAAAAATATCACAACTAAGTAAGGTACGAACACCAAAATTGTATTCGTACCTTATGGAAAAATGTAAAACCCTTTTATACATTTAATCACCGTTATAATAGTAATCTTCATCAATAAACTCCTTCTCCCAAGGAGTTAAATCACGCTGTATATAACTCATAAGTTTGCTAAGATATTCCTCTTTCTTGGCGTTCTCCTCTTCAGTTGTTAAATCCCAATCCAACCCCCTAGAAAAATTCTCTAATAAAGCAATTAACATACTACTATGATTAGATTTACTAATGTAATTAACCCAGTAATATGCATTATAGCTATCAATTAATTGGGCAAAATATCTAGAACTTCTGCCATTCACTATATTTTCATCAATAAGCGAATCACCCCAATAATTTTTTGGATTTTTTGCGAAGATGAGCCTTAAATATCTTTTAATTAACTCTGGCTTCAATTTCTCAATATTGAAATAATCCAATAAATTGCCACTATCAGTATAGTTTTTCAATACTCTCATTGCCTTAGTTAACGGCATCTTGTTCAACTCATAAACCCACCCAATATATTCGCCTTTCAATGCTTCAATGTTTGCATCATCAGAAAAACCTTGTACAACAGTATCATTGTATGACGAATTCTTAAAACCACTAAAAAGATTCTTAGGACTCACCTCTTCCATATTACCGTTAACTTTTGACAAGTCATAGATAACAGAGCCGTGCTTTGTATTGTCGTAGCCATCAATACCACTAACATTAACCCCATTATATCCATTATATTCCATAAACAATGTTGAAAAACTCTGGCTTCCTTCATGTCTTTGAGCCATCCTAGTTAACTCATAATAAGAAGGGCATCTTAATCCCAATCCATCAGCGTTAGATTTAATCCTTTGATAAAGAACACTGTTGTCATATCTAGCAGTTTTTGGACTAAATATACCCATATTGGTGATTTTATAATACATATGGTTCAAATCTGCCATCATCGTATATAGCACGTCACCTTGCTTCTTACTCCTAACTCTATACAAATTCTTATAAAGGTCAAAATCAACACGATATAAATGGTCTTTTATCTCAATGAAATTTGGATTCTGATTCTTACTAAAATCACCATAATTGTCAATGTCTTTTATATCTCTATAAGTTGAGAAATACGTACCACTACCAAAATGACCAGTTTCACGGCCAGCCATCTGATATTTACTATCACTATAGTAAGGTTTGCCATTATGCTCTTTACCAAAATGAAAATTCCATTCAGATTCCTTCAACATGCCATATTGTTTAGGATTAATGTATATTTTTTTATTATCCATGATAATAAATAGTTAAATTAACCTAAAACATTTGGCTGTCTCGATTTTTTTTCATATATTTGCTAACGACAAAATAGTATTTAAAAATGGATAGAAAAGAAGCTAAAAAAATTGCATTGGATGCAATCAACAAAGAAATAGAAACACATGGAGAAGATTATGTTTTTCTAATGGCTCCACAACTAGGCAAAAATACATGGACTCTGAAAGAAGCTAGGGAATCTATCATCAATGATACAACATTGGAAAACTCAAACTCCAATCTCATTGATGGTATCATTAATCTGTATGAATATAAGAAAAAATTAGAACAAAATAACAAATGACACGAGAACTTACATATAGAGAAATTATTAGAGAATTCTTATTTTTTTTGAAAAAAGAAAATGTATATAAAGAATACATAAAAGCAATAAAACAACAAAAAAAAAGAGAAATTAAAAATTGGGGAAATTATATCAATATCCTTACAATTAATTCTCTCGGAGAATGTTTTTTAAAAAACAATTATGTAGTCTATCTGATTGATATGTCATTCAACTGGTCTTCTACTAAAGAAGGGCATAAATTTTGGTCAGAACTAAGCCATAAATGGCATGGCAAAATGAAAGACATTGAATTAGTAGCAGAAAAATTAACACATAAATAGATTATGAAGCAACATTAATATATTATGTTATGGAATATTTAAAAACATTACTAGTAACGCTAATCGTAGCAACAATTATTTTTGTTTCAGCATTTATTACACAAATGACTTTAATTGATAAAGATAGCATTATCATAAAACAAAACAATACAAATATTTTCGTTAAAAAATATACTCCAACGGCTACCGTCAATAAATCTTTTAAATTTTTTGATACATCTTTGGATTCAACAATATATAAATATCCACAAAATAAAATACTATATGAGGGAATATTGGTAAAAGCTAAACACACCCCAGACCAAGTAATTATAAAAACAATAAAACAAGAAAAAAGAAATAACGTAACATTTAATATAATAAGAAATGAAGACGTTTCTGAACTGTTTTCTTGTGACCAAGTGGCTGAGTTTGAAAAAAAAATAGGTAAAAAAATGATAATTACTAAAGTGTTCTACCCAAGAGAAAGAATATTTTATAAATTCCCATAAACTATGAAATAAATACTGAAAAAATATATACAAAAATATATGTTCATTAAAACAATAGAAGAACTTAAACAACGAATAGGAAAATTCATCGTTACATCAAATAGCGATGAAAAATGCAGAAGCAAACACTCTTCAATGAAACTGCTTACAAAAGTAGAAAATAGTTGGATTAGACAACACCCTATGTCCTTAAACGAAACAGAATTGTACGGATGGGCAGTATATGGAAAATACGCAGCAGCATTTGACCCATTTATGCCATATATGCAAGATAAAAATGGCGAAACATATACAAATATAATTAGATACGCAAGAGACCCAACACAAAAAGAAATTAAAGAATTCAAAAACTACTGGAGAAAATTAATATACCAAAAATATTATAGGAAACCATTTCATCCGTTAGTATTAATTTCATAATTTTTTTTCCAGAATTTTTTCGATAACACATAATGAAAAAAAAGAGGGGTAGGCCTTGGAGAAAACGAAAATTTTTTCCAGGAATTCAGGGACAAAACTGTTGGCTCATATTAAACATCAAAAACCTGTGGGGAGGGGGCAGGTTACCTATCTCGCTACCCTACCCCACACCATACTCCCCATAATGTTTCACGTGAAACACTTGTAAATATTTTTCATGTAACAAAATGTAAAAAAAGGTGAAGATTTCTCCCCACCTTTTGTAAAGATTTTTCTATGCCATTTCTTTCATTTTTTTTAACGTTTCCCATTTCAGTTGGCGAACACGCTCTTCTGTGAGTTTGAATTTTTTTGACAATGTGTACTCGCTACACTCTGTGCAACCGATACCAAACAAGCCGCAAATAATGGCTTTTTCGCGTTCGTCAAGTC